AGGCGCGAGAGGACCCCTGGGTCGTTCGCCGGTGGGACCGCAGGAGCCGGTGCGCCGCTCATGCGAGTGCTCCTAAAGCGCCGCCGAGTAATGCACCCCAACCGCCGCCTGCGCTTCCGCCGAGGGCATTCCCGATGAGCGACCCGGGGATTGCCCCGCTGAGCGCGCCCGCGCCGACGTTCGTGTAATACGGCGTGCTCGCTGTGCCGCCTGGCATCGCGCCGAGCAGGCTCCCGTAGGACGAAAGCTGCGCCCCAGGAATCGAGAGCGCTGTGCTCCCGGGCATCAGGTTCTCGCCCTCGAGCTGGCTCGCCTGCCCGAGCCCGGCGGTCATGTTGTTGAGCGTGTTATTGTACGCGCCGCCGTAGATATCGGACGCCACGTTCGCCATCTGGGATGCCTGCACGGGCGCACTCGCCTCGATGTTGCGCCCGCTCCCGGCGAACTGCGAGGCGAGGTTGTTCTGGATCTGGTTGTCAGCGAGCTGGACCATGCCCTGAAGCGACGGGTTAGTCGCAGGATTGAGGAGCGATCCGCTTTCCAGGTTGCCGTAATAGCCCTGGCCGGCCGCACCGATCGGGTTCGACGCGGTGGCGCTCTGGAGCTGGGAGAGCCCCTGTGTCTCCAACGACTGGTCGGCAGACGTGCCGCTGCCGTAGATGGAACTCCCCTTCCCGGCCAAGTTCTGGTAGTCGCTCGTCAAGTACGACGGCGGTCCGGTGGTGGTCGTTGCAGTTGATCCCTTGGACATGGTTCACCTCATCATCATTGCGCCGGCCCGCAGCGCGGGTGCAGCGCGCGAAAGTAGTGCGGTGGCAGGGCTCGCGGCAGCTGAAGCCGCGCTGCCCGAGAATGTCGGCAGGCCAGCGATAGTCTGCCCGGCGATGCCGAGCTTAGAGGACGGCGTAATCCCGCCCGACATCCAGTCGCCGAGGAGGCTCGTTAGCATCGTGTTGATGCTGTTTCCGGCGGTCGCCCCGTTCGATGAGACAATTGCCGATGGCGCGACGTAGGCGTTTTTCGACTGAAGCCACGGCTCGACGACGCTCGAGTAGAGCTGGGAGGCGGAGTCGCCCGAGAGAGACGGATTGGCAGCGATGGCTTGGTTGACCTGGCCTGTCATCTGATCCATCAGATTCTGCTCGCCCATGCGCCCAAAGACCTGTTCGAGCGCCGTGCTGTGCCCAGGGGAGTTGTTCTTTGCATCCATGATCCCGGCCAAGTTCTGGTATAGATTCGCCGGAGACTCGCTCGACAAAATCGATGGGTTCGCAGAGGCGCTCTTGGCGATGCTGTTCCACGCCGTGGTTTCCGGATCGGGCCTGCCCCCCCCGAACGCCGAACTCAAGGCACCGGCCGCCCCGCCGAGGAGTCCTCCGATGGCGGTGCCAATGCCTGGGAGGATCATCGTACCGATACCTGCACCGGTTTCAGCACCACCAAGCGCGTCACTCCCGGTCGCCCCGGACTTGTAGTTGTTGATCTCGTTGTAGAGCGAGTATCCAGTCCCGAGCGCCCCAAGGGCGGTCGAGGCATCCCCGGCGAGTCCAGATGTGGCACTCGAGCCTGCGCCGGAGTTCGCGAGTTCCTGCGCGGCTGACTGACCGGCTTGATTTGCCGCCTGAGAGACCGCCGCAGTTGACACCGGAGCGAGCTGCGAGGCGGTCAGTGGCGCAAGCGAGCCGGCTGTGAGACCCATCGCGCTAGCCAGCGATCCAGCGGTTCCAGACGACCCCAGGGCATTCGCGAGTTCGGCCGCCGCTTGGGAGCCAGCCTGCGAGCCGACAGAGCCTATGGCGCTCGTGGCAACGGGTGCGAGCTGTGAAGCGGTCAGGGGTGCTCCCAGAGATGCGCCGTTCAATCCCATAGCGCTCGCAAGCGATGGGGTTCCAAGCGCGCCGTTCAGCTCGGATTGCGCTGACGCGCCCGCTTGGTTCGCTGCGGACGTCACCGCGCCAGTTCCCACGGGGGAGAGCTGGGAGGCGGTCAGCGGCGCCCCGAGCGAGCCTGCGGTGAGTCCCATATCGCTGGCGAGTGATTTTCCACCGAGAAGCCCAGAAAGCGTCTTTCCAAGGCTCGAAATCTGGGAGGCAGAAAGCGACGACGTGGGGCTCGAAGAAGCTCCAGAGCCGCCGAGACTGATTGACGGGACAGTTCCGCGGGCCGCGGCCGTCGTGTTCTGAGCCTGTGGCATCACAACGACACTGGTGCCACCTCCGCCGTACGGGCTCATCGTAGGTGCGGTAATCGCGTTCAGGTTCGACAGGATGCCCGCGAGCGAGTTTTGAGGCTGCGCGAAGTTCGCCATCTGCTGGATGCCGAGCTGTTCGGCCGATGGGCCGCTCGGTGCCTGACGTTGAGGCTGCGAGCCGATCATGAGATCGCCTTGCGCATGACGTGGGCTTCCAGCTTGTACTCTGGGGCCGCCCGACTCCATCCATTGCGTCCAATGACCATGAGGGCGGCGCAGCCGAAGTGCTTGGCGTGGCGCGTCAGAGTCTCGTCGGCCTCACTGAGCCACGCGTCGATGCCCTCACCCCCGCAGAGCACGATCATGCAAATGCGCTCGAGGGGGAACTGTTGTATTTCAGTGACGAACGCCGCACGCCCTGGGACGTGCCAGAGCCAGAACTTGCCGCGCAGGCAATCGGCCTTCACGCTCTCAGCCGATAGACCGGTCTGCTTAGCGAGAGCCTTCAAGAGCAACGGCTCGACCGCGGGCCACTCGCGCTCGATGTCCCAGAGAGGTATGTATTGAAGGCTCACAGCCACCCCGACTGAACCGGCCATACGGTCGCGCCCACCGCGAACCCAAAGTCGCCAGCAAGCGAAACACCGAGCCGATGATAGACGCCCTCAGATCGCAGACCCACGACCGCATCGCGCTGGTTCCCAGGGTAGTATGGGGTCCAAAGCACCGGATCCTGCTCACGGGCGCGGGCCGCAGCGCGCATCTGCGGTATCCCCTGGCTCATGGCGCGCATCTGCGTGATGATCGCCCGACCGCCTTGGTTGAAGTTGAAGTCGATCGTCTCGAGGACTGCGGTCGATGGCGCGCCCGTGAATCCCCCGTAGGCATGCGTCGTCGTGAATCCGAAGGGGGCCCAGGCGCCGTCAGACGTGAGTCCTTGGAAAAGCAGCTCTTGCGGCTGCTGGCAATAACTCCAGATCTGCTCGACGTAGTTGTACGCGAGGATGGAATCGAGCGTGCTCCCAGAGTTCGACTGGAACGCGAAATACACCACCTTGTTGCGTGTATCAGCGGCTGCGCAGACGGTCCCCAGAGCCGAGGGTAGCGCATTGTCGAAGAACCAATTGTCAACCTGCTCGTAACCGATGGGCGTCGTGTTGTTCCCATCGGTCACGAAAAAGCCATCGGGGGAGGCGAAGTAATACTTGTTCCCCACGCGCGCCACGGCGTTTTGACCGAGCGCGCCGCGCTTCTTCTCGTAGGTGTAGAACTGGAAGACCTGATTGCCGCCGACGTACTCGCAGCGCTGAATTCCGGAGCGCTGGAACAAGAGCCCGAAGCTCTCGTTATCGGAGATAGCCATCACTGGCCCGTACTCCGGATACAGAGTTTGCTCGCCAGCTTGCGCTGCATAGGCGGCCTGCGTGTCCGGCGTCGGCCAGCTCGCGCCATTGGCAACCGCCGACCACTGGACGCCGTAGGGGAGCGCGTTCACGGTGCCGGGGTTGAGATTGCCGGCGAACACGAAGTCCCGGATGACCCCAAGGACAGCAGCCTTCGGCGCCGGGTCCGTGTCATCGAGGTCCGCAAAGTTGACGCCGGAGCCCATTGTGAGCGTCTGGATCGGGTCCTTACCGTCCGAGGCATAGACACAAGCGCCGTAGACCTGGAAACTCCACGCGGCAGCCGTGTATGCGCCAGCGGTCTTTGATCGACTCACCCAGGCACCGGATTCGAGCGAGTACAGGTCTGTCGCTGTGCCTGCGTAGACGTGCAAGTCACCGTTCGTGTCATACCCTGCAATCGCGCCAAGGCACTGCGAGGGGAGCGCAGCACCCCCCACGAGCGGGAAGTAAGGCCGATACCCCTGTGCCGTCCATATGCAGTTCTGCGCCGTCGTCAATGCGATCTGGCCACCGTTGAAATACTCCTCCATGTTCGGGGGGAACACTGGATTGACCAAATGCGGGCGGTCCGGCTTCCACGCACCGAACTTGTACGAGAACGGACCGAGCGGTTGCTGCGGCATCAGAATACCCCACGCACGCGCCCAAGGGCGATGCGGCCGGGGTTCTTATACATCATATTCGATAGCGCCTGCTGCTCCAGCGCCTGCATCATCTGCGTTTGTTGAGAATCGCGGATGTACCGGGCATAGATGTTCTTCAGCGTGCGGGAGCGGATCAGCTCCTCGGCTTGCGTCGTCCACACGTTCGAACTCGACCCCACCAGCGTCCAAGTGACGGTGCCGTCCGTCGTGGTCGCACCGAGCACGGGGGGAATCGCCGCGGAGCCGATGCCCGAAGTGGTGGGCGTGCTCATCGTCGGCCACGCGGGCGCTGCGCTCCCAGTGGTGCCTGCGACCGAGCACTGCTCGACGTTGCCGTAGCTGTCTGTCACGGTCTGGCCGACCGTAAATGCGGTATCCGCAGCCCATTGCGAGATCGCAGTCATCAGCGGCAGCTGCGCGACGATGCCCTTGATCTGCACGGGGAGGCCGCCCTGCGGGGGCGGGAATAGGCGGATCTGGTTTGACCACAGCGAGAAGATGATGGGGTAGCTCGTCCAAAACACATCGCCCCAGTCGATCCGGTCGATGTACTGCTCAGTGACAGCGTGCAGCTTGTAGGTGTAGTTGCCGATCTGAGAGAGCGCGTCCGTCACCCGCAGGAAGTTTGCCGGGAGCGGGTAGTACCGCTGCCCGGTAACTGTGTTAAACGGGACAGTTGACGCCTCGTTCCAGGGAAAATTCTCGTACTGATACCACTCGATGGCAGAGGCGATCTCGACCTGAATTTGCGTCTCGAGGTCCGAGCGCGACAGCTCATCAGCAATCCGGGACTGCAAGGCCGTATAGCTCATGCGCGACGCACCTCAAAGTGGGGAGGCGCGGCTGCGCCTCCCCGTTGCTCATCAATCACTCAGAGGCTCAGGTGAACCCACCGAGCTGCGGGTCCTCGTAGCACCGCACCGCGACGCGAACGTTGCCAGCCTTGAAGGTCGCGGCAGCCGCCGTGACCTGCACCTGGATGATGTTCGAGCCGGCGTTGCCGCCTGCCATCTGGCCGGTCTCGCCGCTGCCGAGAGGGTAGATATACCCAGTGGCACCGGCGACGTTCGAGGTCTGCACGCCTCCTGCGTGACCCGTGGTTGCCCCGGTAATGAATCGCCCCGGGGTTGTGCTGTCGCCGACTTCGAGCGTGACAGTCGGCGTGGCGTTCGAGTCGAGCTGGTCGGTGTCGAGAATGACGGACTCGATCGAATAGCCGTTCGGCACGCGGCAGACCTGGTAGATATCTCCGACCGCAGCGGACGCGACCGCCACAGTGCCGAAGATGGTGAAGTCGGCACCGCGCCAGTTCCCGCGAACGAGGGCGCTGCTGACCTGAGCTGAAGTGTAAGTTGCCATTGATCACTGCTCCCGTTAGTAGGTGCCCTGGCCGAAGGTCGGGGGATAGCTCGCCGCGGAGCTGTGCGGCGCGGCATAGGTGGACACCACCATAGCGCCGAAGTCCTGCGAGTTGAACACCGCCTTCTTGATGCCGAAGATGCTGCCCGCGCTGATGCCGAGCATGTTTCCGTAGTCGAACATCTCCTCGACCCAGGTGAAGGTCTCTTTCGAGTCGCCGCGACCGAACGCGAGCGCCCCGGCCTGCGCGCCTGCCACGACGCAGCGCGCCGTGTTGTTCACGTAAGCGCCGTTGTACACCGCTGGGGTGACGCGGTACGCCTTGTGCAGGATGCAGCCGTTGTACTCCCCGAGTGCGCCGGTATAGATCGGGTTGTCCGACACCTCGCCGCCGGTTGCCGCGGCCTTCTCGATGTCGAGCCACTGCCCGGTCGAGACGGACACGCGCATGTCGGTGACCTGGAACGGGTGCATGAAGCCGACGTACTTCTCCTCGCCTTCGACCTTGATCGGCCGGATGAGCGGCGAGCTGTCGTAGGCCGCTTCCACCGCAAAGTCGATCAGGTTCAGGTTGAACACGTTCGACGACGCGAGCGCCCCTTCATTCGCCACTCCGCTCGGCAGGATGATGCGGGTCGGCGCTATGGGGCTATTGTTGCCCGTATACGCCGTGTTCGTCTGCATCGTGTTGCCGCACAGGTGGTTGAAGAACGCGGTGTCCATACGGTTCGCCCACCAGTCCTGAAGCCCGAGCCGCCCTTCCTCGCGCAGCTCGAACGGAACGCGCTGCTGAGTCATGCGGCCGCCCACGTTCACAGCGTGGCGCAGCTGGTCGATCAGGATCTTGTCGGCGTAGGTGGTCAGCGCCTCTTCCTGACCTTCGAGGACGCCATCGCCCTGGACGCCGGCCCCCACGAGCTGCATGCGCAGGCCGTAGTTGACGGTATCCCCGGCGGACTTCTCGGCGTCGTCGAGCTGCTGGATGACGTTGTTGCCGTCGTCCGAAATAAAGTTGCGGAACCACGTCTGCTGGATCGCCTCGACGAAGAGCTTCTTCGCCCAGAGCTTTACCGCGAGAGGGTCATTGCCTTTATCTTCGCCCGGGTTCGCTACGCCCTGACCGCCTTTCGGCTGCTGCATGTTCCCATGCAGAGGAGACTATCTCATCGCTCGGTAAAGAGCGCCGCGCGCTTCCGGCCGCTTGGCCGTACGGGGCTTCCCCCTAGTCGTTACGCCTTCCCATTACTGGGCTTGGCTCGGTGTTGCCGGGTCTCGGGTTTCACCGAATTCACGCGGTTTGCAAGGTGATGCTTTGTGGGGACACGTCCCACCGTTCAATGCTTTGCCATGGTTGCAGTTCATGCACAGGACCTGAAAGCCGGGCGGGTAATCGTTATCGCGGAGCCACTTGAAGATGCCAGAGCCGCGATTCCCGATCTCCTTCCTGTGCGTGCCGCCGTTATTGTGAATGTGATCGAGCGTCAAAAACTTCGGCTCTGATTCACCACAACACGCGCACCGGTATCCACCGTACTGCATGATCGCTTTGTGTCGTAGCAAGCGCCAGTATTCCCGGCCTCGCTCTCTCTGCCTGTCGACCCACTCCGCGTCTGCGCGTTGCTGCTGCGTCCGCTGAATCGCAGTGGGTGACTTTCGGTAGCGCCGCTGAGCCTCTTTCATGTAGCTCCGATGGCACGGGCCGCAGACGCGCCAGCCTCGTGTGTGATCGAACGGTTTACCGCAGAGTCGACACGGAGTGATCATCTACCGTGTCTTTTACCGCATCACCTTGGGGCTGTCAATCAACCCCAAAGTTCGTTTGCATGAGGGTGGCCTCGTTCGGTTGATACGCATGTTTGCCTCGTGCGCTGAGGCAGCGATGCGCCCGTAGCGGCGGCGACCCGTTGGCCTTTTAACGGCGGCCAGCCGAAGCGCCCTTGACGGCGGCGGCCCGGCCACCGATGCGCTGGTGGCCCGCGTGCGCCCGATACGGCGGCGACCCTTCAAGAAACGTCCCGAGTCTAGTCCTCGGGCCGGGTAATCAATTGTCCAGAAACGCCATTACACCTACCGCCGAGCCGAGCGGGCGAACTTTGCCCAGGCCTTGTTGAACTCGGCGGGGTCGTTCATGGCGGCCATCATCTCCGGGGTTACCTCGCCGCTTGCCGTCGTGCCGCCAGCGCTACCGACCGCCTGTTGCTTCAGGCCCTTCTCGATCGTCTCCACGACGGCGGCCACCGGCGCCGGAGCTGGTGCGGGCGGTGCGGCAGGAGCCGCAGGTGCGGCCACTGGCGACGCCGCGGGCCCGGCGTAGCCGAGGTTCTTTGCCATCTGATACAGTCCTTCGGCCGGGTCGCGCCCCTCGCGCACGAGCTGCGACATAAGCTGTGCAGCCTCCTGCCGCAGGACCTGCATGCGCGTGGCTGGGTCCGGGTAGAAAGCCGACAGCCGTTTGTCCTCCATCTGCAGAGCGAACTGTGCCGCCTGGTCGTAATCAGGCGTCTTGGCGCGGAACGACTGCTCGGCAGCCGCCACCGTCTGCGTGAGCGTGGCGTATTGCGTCTGCTGCTGACGCTCGCGCTCCTGCTGAGCTCGCCACTCGTCCATCTGCTGGATGCGCGCCTGCAGCTGCTGGTTCTGGAAGGACAGATATCCGAGCGGGTCCTGCTCGGGGTCCGGCGCCTGCGGAGCCTGCGCTTCCTGCATCGCGCGCTGGAACTCCTCGATCTGCGCACGAAGTTGCTGCCGCTCGGCCTCGATCTCGGCGCGCTTGCGGCGCTCCTCGTGCAGTGCGGCGAGCGGGACCTGCGGACTCTCGGCCGGCGCGGGCGCAGGGGCGGGGGCTGCAGCAGGCGCAGGGGCCGGAGCCGGGGCTGGGGCTGCAGACGCTTCCGGCTTAGGGGTCGAGGTCGGCTCCGGGGCGCTCAGGGACGCATCGACCTCGGTACCGCGGGAGGTGAAAAACTTGGCTTCGGCTTCATTCAGCGCCGTTGTGGCTTCATTCATGGGCATAAGAGTGCCTTTTTAGTTGAGGTCGCGCCGGACCGAGAGCAGTCCGACGAGGCTGAGGGTGAGATTGGACTGCGTGGTCGGGCAGGTGCAGGTGACGGCGTAATCGACGCCGTTGACGCCGCCTTGCACCGGCTGAATGACCTGCGTCGAGCCGCTGTTGAACCCGGCCGCCCCGTTGAGGATGCCCGTCGGGTTGGAATCTGTGCCGTTGCTCACCGAGACGCCGAGGACGGGTGTCCCCGTGAGCGTGACGCCGCTCGGCAGGTCCTGCGTGAAGTCGAACGTGAGCGGCACCTTCTCGGAGGTGCCTTTGATGGGGAATCGGACGGCCATGGGGGTCACCGTGAAGTTGCGGGTGTAACTGCGCGAGAGTGTAAAGCTACGCGGCACAGAGCGGCGCACTGTGAAGTTGCGGGTGTAACTGCGCGAAATCGTCCACTGCGGAGAGCCTTGGGTCACCTGCGGGGGGAGGCCACCCGTCGCCGCCACGCTGTCCGGCGCCTCGGTGATCGCGGCTGTGCCGGCAAGCCCGAGCGCGCCGGTCGCGACGACGATATCCCCGGCTTCGAAGATTGCCGCAGCGCCGCTGAGTGCGATGCCGCCAGTCGCGGCCACGATGTCGGGCTGCTCGGTGATGGCCGCAGAGCCCGTGACCGAGAGAGCCCCCGTTGCTGAGACAGTATCGTCGGATTCGGCGATCGCCGCCGTCCCAGTGACCGAGAGCGCGCCTGTCGCTGAAACGGTATCGCTCGATTCCGTGATCGCCGCCGTGCCGACTTCGCCGCCGACACCGGTGGCGGAAACCGTGTCGCTGCCTTCGGTGATGGCAGCCGTTCCAGCGATGGCAATCGCGCCGGTTGCGGCGACCGAATCGCTCGCCTCCGTGATCGATGCCGTTCCGGGGATCGCGATGTTGCCCGTTGCGGAGGTGGCGTCCGAGCCCTCAGTGATCGCCGCAGTGCCAGCCGCCCCGCTCGATGTTAGGATGCTGTACGCTCGACGGCGGCGGTGGAAGATTTGCCAGGGGTTGGCGTAAAAGCCATTCCGTTCTGCAGCCGAAAGCTGCCGGTTCCATGCCGCCGTCAGGTATGTCTGAATCTTTACTCCGGCGTTTCCAGTACCG